AGGTACGTATGATCCAAACAAAACTGTACAAACATATGGCAAAACTGTAGGTGACGAGCCAGTTTCACTTTATGATTATATGAATCGTTATATTGTATTTGGTATGGGAGATACTAGTAGCACAACAGGAGAAGTATTAAATGTTAATGGTTTTCCATTACATACAGGAGTTAAAAAAGAAGGTGGTACTGCTTTTGGAACGGATGCTGCAAACTACAATCGCAAAGCAATATGGGCATCTGCTAAGACACAATTAACTGCGTTACAAAACAAATTAAGAGAAGTACAAAATGCTTCTAGAAATACAGATGGTGGTGTATTGTTTGCTAACTGGCAGATGAAAGGTAGTGGTATAGACTTCAGTCATCAAATGGCTAATTCAATGTTACAAGCTGTTAAAGGTAACCTAGATAAGATAGACATAAAAGAACTTGATAGATTAATTAAAGAAACATCAACTAAAGTTGTTTCAACTGGGGAAGGTAAAAACAAAGTATCTAAAACTGTTAATATTAATCAAGACTGGAGAGGAGTTAATTCAAAAAATCCGCTTAAAGGTTTAGATGGTGACGATAGAAAAGCTATTATAAAACTTATCGATGTTAATTTTAGAGAGGGAGTAGGTTCAAGAACAGATCATCGTTTAGCTAATAGTGAGGCAAACCAACTGATAACAGAACCTACAAGTTTGCATATGTTGTACGAACCTGATTTATCAAAGTCTATAAAGAAATCACCACACAGCACCTATCCTATGGAGATGGAAGGTAAGCCTGAAGGTAGAATAATAGAACAAGTAAGCCATTTAGATTTAGCAGAAGTAATAAATAAAGGTGAAGGTAAAAACGCTGGGAAACGAATTACTGGTGACTCGTTACAGTTGCCAGGTGGACATCATGGGTATAGGTCAATGAGTGGACAATTACCATCTGTAAAATTGACTAGAGGAATTTTAGATGAAGCTGTTGAATTAGGACAAAAAAGATTTGAAGCAAGACAAGGTTTACTACTATAACAATTAACATTATTATTTATTTATGATAAACTTACGCTAAAATAGGACTGACTATGGCATTAACCAACTACACAGGATTAAAAGCAAGTATTGCTGACTTTTTAAACAGAGACGATCTGACAACAGTTATACCTGACTTTGTTGCATTAGCTGAAGCACAAATCAATAGAGACATACGCCATTGGAAGATGGAAGCTAGATCAAGTGGACAGCAAACGAATGGTGACGAATACATGCAGATACCAGCAGACTGGGTAGAAACAATTAGATTGCACTTGACAGGATCGGGAACGTCAACAGTTAATCTTATATCAAGAGATGCTATGGCAGATAAACGCCAAGCCATGATTAACGAAACAGGAACACCAACAAATTACACACACGCTGATGGACAATTTCAATTGTACCCAACACCAAGCGTAGACACAGATTTTGAGTTGCTTTATTATCAGAAGATACCTTCTTTAATTAGCAACACAGATAATTGGCTTTTACTAGAAGCGCCTGATGTATACCTTTATGGTAGTTTATTACATTCAGCACCGTATCTAGCAGATGACCAACGAGTAGCTATATGGGCGCAGTTATATGGTGCGGCTGTACAGCGTTTAAACGAAGTCTCTGAAGATGCTAGGTTTAGCGGATCAGGGTTAACACTTAAAGTGAGGGGATTAGTATGAGTTTTACAAACTTTTTAGAAACAGAAATTTTAGACCACGTATTTGCTGGAGCAGCTTACACAGCACCTACTCAGCATTACTTAGGATTGTTTACAGCAGCGCCGGGCGAAGCTGGAGGTGGTACTGAGTTGTCAGGTAGTGCTTATGTAAGAAAAGCAGTTAACTTTGCAACGTCAGGTGACACAACATCTAACAACGCAGCTATTGAATTTCCAACAGCTACAGGTTCATGGGGAACAGTAACTCACGTTGGTGTGTTTGATGCATCTTCGTCAGGTAACTTAATGGCTTATGCAACTTTATCGTCAAGTAAAGCTATTGCTACTGGTGACGTGTTCCGTGTTCCATCAGGTGATTTAGATATAACATTGAACTAATCTAACGATTAGGCGCTGACGTGGCAACTGTTAATGTTAATGCTTATTCGTATGGCACGAGTACGTATGGTTCACATGAATTTGGTGAGGACTCACTACCGATAGCAATATCGGCAAGTGCTAGTGTTACTGGAGCGTGTGAAAGGATACAACACTCAGGTGCATTGTCTGCTGGTGCTTCAGGTTTTGCGGCAATAGGTGGCTTTACTGCTTCGGCTAATGCAAATATAAGTGCAACTTCGGCTACTACTTGTAGTGGTCAGGTAGTTGGTGAGCGTAGTGCTACAGTATCTGTTGCTTCTACGGTAACACAGACAGGTAATGCAACATTTTCTTCAGGTGGTACGGTTACAGCAACTTCAAGTGTAACAGCTACAGGTGAAGAATTTATACTTGAAGAAACAGACACATTAGGTTATGGCACGTATGTTTATGGTGTAGGTGTATACGATTTATCTGACCTACAAACTGTAATATCAGCTACTTCTACTGTTGCATGTACAGCCGAAAAGATTAATGTTGCTAGTGCTACATTAGATGGCACAGCTTCTATTAGTGTCTTAGCAAGAAGAATAGCAGATGGTTCAGTTCTACTTAACGGTACTTCCGTTACTACAGCTACAAGCACAGGCAATGGCTCTAGGGTTAGAGAAAGTGCAGCGCCTTTAACTGCAACAGCAACAGTCGTACCAGCCTCTACAATAGTAAGGGTTAGAGAAAGTAGTGGTAATCCAAGTGCAACAGCAAGTATTATTTGTAGTAGTGTGTTTATGGTTAGTGGAGCGGCTACTGCTAGTCCTACAGCTACAGTTGCGGCTATATGTAATCGAGTAAGATTCGGTTCAGGTACGCCAACTGCTAACGCTAGTATTACTGTATTAGGCTTTGCCACGAGAGGTGGTATCGCATCGCTGACAGGAACTGCATCATTAGTTGCAGACTCCGAAAGAATACAACAGCCTTATGCTACTATACAACCTTCAGCTATAGTTACTGCTACGTGTAATAGAGTACAAAGTACGTCAGGTGCTGTAAGTGCAACGTCAGGAACTGCTACAATAGGCAGAGAGAAATGGGAATTGATTGTTAATAACACTAACACTTGGACACAAATAGCGGCTTAATATTATGGCATTAATACCACTACAATTACCACCCGGAGTTCATAGGAACGGTACAGACTTTGAATCATCAAACCGTTGGAGAGATGCTAGTCTTGTAAGATGGCACGATGGATCAATGCGACCAGTTGGTGGATGGACAGTTAGAAAATCAAGTGCATTCACTTATGCACCTAGAGCAATGATTTCATGGCTTGACAATTCTAGTGATTCTTATATGGCAACTGGAACATATGAAAAGTTATATTATGTGAACCCCTCACTAACAGTAACTGACATAACGCCATCTTCAGGATTTACTTCAGGATCATTAAATGGCTCACTCAATCTTGGTTATGGTGGTGGATTTTATGGTTTAACTAATTACACAGGCGCACCAACAAGTTCAGGAGTCTATGCAGAAGCCACTACTTGGTCACTAGATACGTGGGGAGAATATCTTCTTGCAGTATCTTCAACTGATGGTAAGTTATTAGAGTGGCAAGGTAATCCTAGTGCAAACGCGGCAACTGTTGCTAATGCTCCAACAGGAAATAATGCAATGGTAGTTACAGAAGAACGCTTTGTATTCTGTCTTGGTGCTGGTGGCAATCCTAGAAAGATAGCTTGGAGTGACAAAGAAAACAATACAGTATGGACAGCCGCTGCTACAAACGAGGCTGGTGATATAGAGCTACAGACAACAGGTCAAATTATGTGTGGTCTCCGTATGCGAGGAACAACTCTTATTCTTACTGATAACGATGCACATATTGCAACTTATTCCGGGCCGCCATTTGTTTATGGTTTCCAAAGAGTTGGAACAGCGTGTGGTGTAGCCTCAAGAAAAGCCGCAGTTGCTATTGATGAGGGCGCATTTTGGATGGGTAAAAAAGGCTTCTTTACATTTAATGGTTCTACTGCAACAGAAGTTGGTTGTGAAGTTGCAGACTATGTGTTTGATGATATGAATCCTTCACAGGTCAGTAAAGTTTATGCAGTACACAATTCTCAATACGGTGAGATATGGTGGTTTTATCCTTCAGCTAGTGCAACAGAAAACGATAGGTACGTCACACTTGACTACAAAGAAGGTCATTGGGCAACAGGCGTTATAGAAAGAACTGCTGGTGTAGATCAAGGTGTTTTTACTAATCCTATATGGGCAGATGCGAGTGGTAACCTTTACAATCAAGAGACTGGTTACACACATGGATCAGTTAAACCATACGCAGAATCAGGTTCTATAAGTTTAGGCAATGGCGATAATATAATGAAAGTTACTCAGCTTATCCCTGATGAACAAGTTCAAGGGCAAGTAAATGTAACTTTTAAAACACGATCTTATCCAAATGGTACAGAATCAACGTATGGCGCTTACACGTTAACAAATCCAACGGATGTACGCTTTCAAGGTAGACAAATAAGAATTAAAATACAAGGCACAGGTAACGATAATTGGCGTTCAGGTGTAATGAGAATAGAAGCCAACCCCGGAGGTAAGCGATGAGTATTGCTACACCACCACCACCTTTAGGGGATAATTGGAAACCGTGGGGAGAGCGTATTAATTCTTTTCTTACAAGTACACGTAACAAATTACAGTTTAAAGATTCAGATTCTAAGGCAACAGAAGATGGTATTTTAATGTGGGATGCAGCACAAGATGCTGTTGTAGTATCCAAGAACGGAGCTTGGGTTAAGTTAAAATACGATCCATGACATTAGATCAAGAATTAATAAGGTGCAAGGACTGGATACAGTCAGCACTTAATAAAGGTGGAGACACTCACAACTTTCAAGATGTAGTTGATGGAGTGATAAGTGGGCATATGCAACTGTGGTTAAATGACAACGGTTGTGCTGTTACTGAACTTGTAGTGTATCCTAATAAAAAAGTTCTTCATGTTTTCTTAGCTGGAGGAGATAAAGGGCAAGGAATTAAACAAGTAACAGATATGCACGATGATGCAGTACAATGGGGAAAACAACAAGGCTGTGTTGGTATGACCGTAACAGGAAGAAAAGGATGGAAGAAAGTATTAAAATCCAAAGGGTGGTCAGAGCAGTTTACAACATTATTAAAGGAGTTTTGACATGAGTTCAGGTGGCGGAAAAAGCGGTAGCGAGACAACAGAAACAACTTTGCCTGATTGGTTGCAACAACCAGTACAACGGAATTTACAAAGGGCAGAAGATTTACAAAGAATGCCTTTTATGCCATATCGAGGCCCGGAAGTTGCAGCATTTAATCCTAATCAAGTAGCAGCCTTTCAAAATAACAATGATGCAGCAAGGGCTTTTGGTTTTAATGCACCAACAGATGCAATGGGCGGATTAATACAACCATCTAAATATGCTGATGGATCATTTGGTTACGACTCTAACAGCCTTTATGACCAAGCTCTATTAGATACTCAAGCATACGATCCAGCTGCTTATAATAAATATCAATCATTCTTTGATACTAGTGTTGGGAATAATACTACTACATTACCTACTGGAAATCCTAGTGCTGGTGGCGGTGGTGGCGGTGGCGGTGGTAGAATTGATCCTAATGCAGTAATGTTACAAAAATTACGTGATGATAGAGCTAACGCAGTTACTCCTCCTGTAAATTATGACACTTCAGGTTCAGGAAGTAATCCATTTGGTTATCAAGATGATCCAAGTGTTAGTCCGGGATTTGACAACTCAAGAAGAAATTTTACACCAAGCAGTCCAGCTTATCAACCATCTTTAACTGGTACGACAATGGATGACACAGCAGCTATACAAGCTGGTATGACACCTCAATTATCAAGTAGATTTGACAGAGTAGGAGCTACGCCTCAATCATATAGCGCATCACCTGATCCAGTACAACGACTAATGGCAGAACGAGCAGATGCAATGGAAAGATCAAGATTAGCCTCTTTAGGCATATCTGTGGGAAAGTAGATGGGAGTGTAGATGCCTCCCCTGTACCCAGCCTAATGAACGCCTCACTACTATCAAGTGAAGATGGTATAGGTAGCGCTGTTCAAGGTTCAGGTATGGGATTACCAACATTACAGGAACGTGGCATTGGAGATGCACAACAATTTTTAAGACAAGATATGATGTCTAGTGGCTCACCTAATCTTAGAGGATTTGACACATCAGGATCGGACTCAGTAATGAGAGATGTTGGTGAAGGCATGGGAGAAGGTTTAAACAATGTTATGAGAATGACTGAAAATATCCAAAGTAAGTATGGTGATCCTAATGATAGGACTGTTGATCAGATAATGTCACAGTACAATGTAGACAATGCAGAGAACGCTTTTCAAGGTATGGATAACAATCGTGGGTTGTTACAAAGGGCTGGCGATGCATTAGTACCTGATTTTTATCAAAAAGGTTCAGGGTTTACTAATAATTTAAATAGAGCTTTTGGTGGTTCTGATGTAACTGACTCACAAATATATAATCACTTAAATGTAGACAAGCCTTATAACAACCAAACAATTGTAAATAATGCAATTTCAGATGCTACTGATGGATACCACATAAGATCAGGTAAAGATTATGGCTCAATGACAAAGGGTGATTTACCACTTGGTGGTCTCCCAGCAACTCTTGGTGCGTTAGCGTATCAACAAGTAGATGGTATTGCAGATAGTAGTTTGTTTGATGTAGGAACACCAATAATGGATACGTTTAATAATAAAACTAATAATACAAGAGCTTCATGGAATGACATTCCCGGCCAACTAAAAGAAGCTGGGCAATTTATTAGCTCGATACCATCAGGCTTTGAAACTGCTTTAAAAAATCCTTTTGGTACGTTTGGAACAAATGCTTTCTTGCAGTCTGCTGATAACATAGAAGGTTTAAGGCAAAGTGGTAACGCTCCACTTCTTGATAAAGCGTATGAGATTGGTCAAAGAATTAAAACACCTAGTCTCTCAGATTTTGTTCCTAGTGGCTTACTTGATAGACCGCCTAATGAAGATGCAATAAGAATAGCAAAACAAAAAGAAGCTGGTACATTTCAACCCGGTAAAAAAGCACAAGCCTATGAAGATAAACCAGTTGCAGTTGTAAAACCAAGAGTAAAAGTAGATTATAATAAGAACACACCAGCACCTACACAAAAGAAACAAAGTAGAGCTGGAGCTGGTGCAGTTAAAGCGCCAACAAGAACAACTGGTAGTAGAGGTCGTAGAGGAAATGTTGGGGCAAAGAAATCAGCAGCAAAGAAAACGACAAAAACAACACAAAGATACAGACCGGGTGGAAGATAATGACACAAATTAAAACGGAGATAGACTAATGGCTGGACAAGCAAACGGTGGTCAGGTAGTTCCGCCAAGAGGTGTAAGTGGTGGTAACCCAATGGATATGGGAAGATATGTAGGAAACCCTAATCATATTGCTCAACAACAAGCAGTTCAAAACCCTAATAATCCTATGTATGTAGCACCAACAACAGCACAACCGATTGGTAACAGGTTAGGTCAACCAACTTTTAAAAATAAAGGAAGTTTTGACCAAATTGTTCCTGAGTATATGAAAGGT